AAAGAAGGCCATCAAGAAAGCCGGCGGCCAAAGTGCTTTGGCTAGAAAGCTCGGCATTAGCCAGCAGTCTATACAGCAATGGGTTGTTGTCCCGCTGAAACGAGTGAAGCAGGTTTCTGAAATCACTGGTGTCCCCCGTGAAGAGTTAGCTCCTGAGTTGTTCAAATAATGTTTCTACATCCTGAAAATCGGCGTGGTGACATTGTGGTCAAGTGCGCCGTTACAAAAGAGATGAAAGCAAAGCTCGACGCTGTTTGCATAGCCGAAAACTTGCATTCAAATGAGCTGCTTTTGTGTCTTCTTCAGGATTTCTTCCAACGTGAAGAATACAAGGTCAGTTTATGGACACGGCTTGTAGCTGACAAGGAAAAAGAAAGTAATTCTGAAGTACCTCAGAGTTCCCGGATTAAGGGGGGAACGACATGAGCTTTGACGCTATCAAGTGGGCCATCAACCAAGACATTGACGACCCGAAGGAGAAATTACTTCTGGTGATCCTTTCTGACTGCCTGAACGATAAAACCAAGCAGTGCAACCCGTCCCGTGAAACTCTAATGAGAAAGGCTTGCATTAAGAACAACAAGACTCTTTCTGCCAAGTTGGATAGTCTTGTCTCAAGAGGTCTGATCGAAATTGTCAGAGGGAAGGGTGTATCTAATCACTACCTAGTTCAGAACCGAACCACGTTCAGTACTGAACCTAGTTCAGCAGTGAACCACCTACCTAGTTCAGAACTGAACCACCTACCTAGTTCAGAACTGAACCACCTACCTAGTTCAGCAGTGAACCACGAACCTATAAGTGAACCTATAAAAGAACCTATTAATACTTATGTCCGTAGAGCCGATCCTGGCTCTCCAGACGCATCGTCGAATGAAACAGCTAAGGAAGAGGAATTCGACCTCACCGCTCCCAAAGAAGAACTCACTCCTAAACAACGATCTGCGCAAGTTGGCTCCCGTTGTCCGCACGAAAAAATCATCGCCTTGTACCACGAATGTCTGCCAATGCTGCCGACAGTCCGGATCTGGTCAGAGGACAGAAGAAAAACGTTAGCGGCTCGCTGGCGGACGTTGGTTAATGACAAGGGCTATCAGTCCGAAGAGGAAGGCCTTGGCTGGTTTAAGAGGCTGTTCGGATACATCAGGCGATCTCGCTTCCTTACAGGTGAAACACCGCAGAAGGAAGGCCACACCTGGAGGCCTGATCTGGAATGGATCATCAAGCCGAAAAACTTAACGAAAATCATTGAGGGGAAATACCATGTCCAATAACTACAGCATGAGAGATGTGGACTTTGACACGAGCCAGGAAGGCAGGAAAACTCAAAAGAAGCTATCACCGAAAGTTTTTGAACAACCCTGCAGGGCCAATGGCTGTCCGTGCACAGTGTTTTGCGGACAGCTGACCCAAGGCATCACCGTTTGTGAATTTCACGAAGGCGTTCAAGGCAAATATTTTCCGACGGTGACAGCCGGACTTCATCGCTTTAAGGATCTTATTGACCTGGCAGAACGCCTCCTTAGGGACTGGCGACTGATTGACGATTACAACTCGACCTACAACCACCCGCATGTCATCCAAAACTTAACTGAGTATTTCAACGCAATAGGTATTCCGGAACTGGCTCCGAAGACAAACATCCCATGTATTCCTATCGAAGGAAAGCAGCAGTTCCGTGATGAATCGGCCTATGACCTCGGAAACAGGATCAAACGTTGGGTGCGGAACCAGGTAGTTAAGCCCTACATGATCGAAAACTCAGAAGAAAGCCTGAAAGAGAAAACGGTTGAGCAACTGTCTCCGCTCTCGGCTTACGTGAAACAACTCAAACGCAACGCCATCCAGAGGCAACAGGATGACGAAGCTTACTTTTAGGAGGTGCGTCATGTCGGATTCTGCATGGACTTTGCTGATGATCATTTTGGCGCCGGTGGTGTTTATCAACCTGTTTTTATTCGGATTACTCGTGAGAGCCGCTTTCCAAGTCAGCCAGGAGGAAAGGAGTTAGAGCATGGATAACGTAACTCTTTGTGTTTTTGTGTACTTAATCAGCTTTTCTTTGATTGGTTGTTTTTTGACAGGTAATGGCATGCGGTTTGATGGTTGTAGATTTTTCGGCCTCCTTGGCCTTTCAGGAGGTGTTCTCAGTCTTATTGATTTTGCATGGTTTGCATACAGAGGCTCAAACATTGATTACAGCCTCACATTACTGGCAATGATTGTTGCCCTAGATTTTATTTTCGCTTTCGGGAGAAAGTCTGAATGAGCGGGTGCTGCTTGTACTGCAAATACGCTGAATCCTTTTGGATCGACCGAGAAGGAAAGCACCACAGGCCGCCTAAGAGCAGTTTCGGGGATATGAATATCTGGTGCCATCAGCCCGAGAAGGGGGCGGGCATCGAATGCTACCCAATCTCATTCACACGGTGCTCAGTTTTTGAACGTGACACAGACGAGCGTATTGAACGCAGGAGAACGTTTTTCTCTCAATTCGATAGATACCGCGTCCACGCTGAGTTAATCGCTCAGAGACGCTAGACGGCTGTTTAAACAACATTCAACCAACGGGGAAAACAAATGGAAAACTTCGAAATCGCAATTTTATTTTTCAACAGCGTCATTCTTCTAATCGTAGTTGTAGTTTGCCTGCTTTATCGAGATCTAGAGATTCAGCAGATATGCACTAAGTCAGCTCTGGAGCTAGCAGAAGAAGACATTGAAAAGCTCAAGGCTGAAATCGACTTTCTGAAAAAGAACAACGATTAAGGAGAAGACATGGGAAAAGCACAAAGAACTAAAGGAGCGACTGGAGAGCGCGAAGTCTGCGAACTGATTTTCCAGAATCTAGGTATCCAAGTACACCGCAACCTCTCCCAAACTCGTGACGGAGGAGCGGATATCAAGCTCAACCCCTACTCGATTGAAGTCAAAAGACGGGCCGCAATAGGCAACGTGTACGAATGGATGGATCAGGCCAGCAACGGATGTGATCCGGGAGAGCGGCCCATTGTCGTGTGCAGGGCCGACCGTAAAGAATGGCTGGCCATTTTACCCATAGAGGAATTATTCAGGCTGATCCGTGAGGAAGTAGCCGCTACCGGAGGGAAATGATGAATGAAGAAAAACGAGATCCAGGCCGACTTGTTCGGGCATACCGATACCACTCTCTGCTCCCAATCGAAGCCCAAAACCGACTTATCGAATCTGTCGGACTTAGAGAAGGAGAAACAGCGGTACAACGAAATCTGCGCATATCGAGAACGATTGACCGAGTTAAGAGCCAATATCCAGAGTTTTTCAGAGCTCGGTCTTGACCCGTCCACGGTCCTTCTTTCTGACGCATCAGTACGTGTCGGAGTGTCCAGCCCCAAGGCGAAGTATTCAGATCAGGATCTTATCCATTGCTTTGATCTTCGTTTAGCGGGCCTTTCTTTGCGTGAAATCTCTCAAAAGATGGACATTCCAATACGCACTTTACGTGACATTTTCTCAGGCAAAAGACGGGCAGTTATTCCAACGAAATTCAAATGAAGCAGTGCGCACCCAGGGCCAGGACGGCTCAATACTGTAGAAAAATCGGGGGATTGTATGACTAAGAAAAAGCCATTGACCGATAAGCAGAAGCGATTCATAGATGAATACATGGTCGATTTCAACGCGACCCAGGCCGCTATACGTGCTGGCTACAGTGAAAAAACAGCGCGTACACAGGGCAGTTTGAATATGACAAATATTGACATCCAGGCGGAAATTCAAGGCCGCCAGGAAGCATTAAAAAAAAAGCTCGAATATACGGCTGAGGATTGGACCCGTGATGTCCTGGAGCTGAAAAACCGCTCCATGGAGGAGATCGAGCTTAAAGACGAGGACGGCAACGTAGTGCATACGGAGACGAAAGATCCGCAGACAGCTCATAAATGTCTGGACATGCTCGGCAAACGCTTAGGCCTATTCGTTGAGAAGAAACAGGTAGAGGTGAATATCTCTGACCGCTCCTCCTGGCTGAATGATGTGCTCAAGGAGGTCAAGGATGAATAAGGAGGCCGCTGAGTTTGAAATGGGGCTGAGGCGCCTGGCTATTGCCTGCACGAATGATCCGCTCCTATTCGTCCAGAAGTGTTTTCGTTGGGGACACGGGGAGCTGGCTAATTATGAGGGCCCTGACACCTGGCAGCAGAAGATTCTTTGTGACATCCGTGACCGGTTGAAGAACGGTGAGACACGGCATAAAGCCATTCAAATTGCTGTAGCCAGTGGCCACGGTATTGGCAAAACGGCCTTTGTGGCCTGGATCATGCTCTGGGCAATCTGCACCTATCCCGATATGAAAGGTGTCGTGACGGCCGAAACCAAGAACCAGCTCATTACAAAAACGTGGTCAGAGTTGCACAAGTGGCACCACCTATGCTTATTCCGTGACTGGTTTGAGGTGGCCGCTGAATCCATTTTCTCAACTCAGCCAGGGCACAAATACACGTGGAGAATAGACGCAATACCGTGGAACGAGAACAACACGGACGCCTTCCAAGGTCTGCACAATCAAGGGAAGCGGATTCTTGTTCTATTCGATGAAGCCTCGGTTATCGCCCAAAAGATTTACGAAGTCACAAAAGGCGCGCTCACGGATAAAGACACTCAAATTATCTGGTGCATCTTTGGAAACCCAACACGCCCTGATGGTCCATTTTTCGATGCATTCCACAAGAGCCGCCACCGCTGGATAACGTACAACATTGACAGCAGGACAGTGAAGATCACGAACAAAGAACAGCTCCAGGAGTATGTAGAGGACTATGGAGAGGACAGTGACTTTGTGAAGGTCCGTGTTCGAGGCGTATTCCCCAGCGCCTCAGCCAAGCAATTCATCAGCCGTGAGGAAGTTGACGCGGCCGTGAATCGTGATGTGGGTCAGGTCAACTACTCCAGGACAGTTGCAATCCTGGGCGTGGACGTAGCACGGGAAGGCGATGACCGCTCGGTTATTGCCACGAAGATAGGCCGAGACTGCACTATGCCGCTGAAAGTCTTTCGCGGCCTGGACGGTCCACAGCTCGGAATGCAGGTGCTCATGTATGCGAACGAATTGAAGCAGAAGGGCATTCCTCGTGTGTACATCAATCTGGACTATACAGGTGTGGGGGCAAGTCCCTATGACTGGCTGAAGGACAAGGTGCAGCACCTCAACAAAGTAATCTCCGCCAGCCAGAGCACGAACCCTCAGAGGTGGGCAAACAAGCGGGCCGAGATGTGGGACAAGATGAAGGACTTCATTAAAGACGATGGAGTGATCCCCAAGTCGGAGGAGCTGGCCGAGGACTTGTGCATACCTGAGAAACTCATTGACCAGAAGGGCCGCCTTCTCCTAGAGAGCAAGGACAGCATGAAGAGGCGCGGCATGAACTCTCCAGACACGGCCGACGCCTTAGCACTCTGTTTCGCTATTCCCATTCAGGAATATATCGAGGACGATAGCTGGAGACATCAGCGCGCTCACCGCTCCAAAACTATCCGCGACCCTTACGCCTCCTAAGGGTGTGCGCATCAATCTGCGTACAGGCTCGACAATCGGGACATGATGAAGATCGAAACCTGTACGCTCTCAGACTTATTCAATGACCCTCGGTATGAAGAGGTGTGTGCACATTACCGCCAGGAGGCGGGCCACCTCGATTTAAAGGGCATTGTGGACAAGGACAAATACTCGTTCTTAGCCAAGAACGGCCTTTTGCTTTGTGCCCGTGCAATGAGCGAGGGTCAGCTTGTAGGCCTCATGGCAATCGTCATGTGTCCTTCCTTACACAACTCTAAAGACGTGGCCAATGTGGACACCTTGTTTTTAGAGCCTGAGCACCGAGGCCACGGCCTCCAATTCCTGAGACACGCAATAAAAATGGCTCGGGAGTTTGGTGCCTCAGGTATTCGATTTTCTGCACCCGCTGGGAGCCGCACTGAACAGCTTTTCGACCGATTGTTCACGCGCTCGGATGTCACCTATTACAAGTCACTGGAGGATTAATCATGGGTATGGAAATGCTGGGAATGGGCCTTTTAATGGCCGGATCTGCCGCCTTGTCTTCTCACACACAGAGCCGATCCGCTCGACGCCAGGCATCAGCACAGAAGGACGCCACGGAAGAAGCCAAGAGAAACGCTGAAAAACAGGCTGAGCAACAGCGTGAGCAAATGCGTATGCAAAACCAGAAGACGGCGGACATTAGCAAGATCCTCGGCGACAACACTAATGATCTGCTCTCAGGCGGCCAAACAATGCTTACTGGCGCGGGTGGCGTGGACGATCAAGATTTAACGCTGGGCAAGAAGTCTGCCCTGGGGTAGGCCATGAAAGAACGTGAATTAAGAGAAAAGCTCCTGAACCGCTGGAGAGAACTCCAGAAGGAGCGGGATCCATACCTGCACCAATGGCGGAATATTTCAAAGTATTTGAGGCCCGCCAACGGCAAGTTTTTGAGCCCAAAGAATCAGAACGAAGCCAAGGGCAAATGGAATTCCATTTACGACAATACGCCGCTCAAGGCCTCTGACGTGCTGGCTAAGGGTTTGATGTCTGGCATGACGGATCCTAGCCAGCAGTGGTTTTACCTGACCACGGGAAGCCCTGACTTAGATGAATCTGTAGAGGTGCGCCGCTGGCTGTCAGAGGTGAGCCAGATCCTTTACATGAGTTTTGCTCGGACAAACCTGTATCAGTCTCTCCATCACGCATGGATGGAGGCGGGCCTTTTCGGCGTCCTGGCAATTATCATTGAAGAGGATGACCAACTCGGCTTTATCTGTAGTCCTCTGACCGTCGGAGAATACTGCATAGCCTGTAACGCACGCGGCATTCCAGACACTCTGTACAGAGAGTTTTCAATGACCACGCGCCAGCTCATTGACGAATTCGGAATCGATGTGCTCCCATCCTCCCTGGCCGCCGTGGCCAAGGCTGGAAAGTTGGATGAACAGCAGGTGGTTTTGCACGCTATCGAGCCGCGCAAAGACCGTGATCCGAGATTCAAAGACAATAAGAACATGCCCTGGCGCTCGGTTTACGTCCTCAAAGACTACAACGACAGCGCACATCCGATTCTCAGAGAATCTGGCTACAGGACATTTCCTGCGGTCGTTGGACGCTGGGGCGCGATCAGTAACGAGACATATTCTTCTGAATCCCCTGGCATGATTGCCTTAGGCGATGTCATGCAGTTACAGCATGAGCAGAAGCAGAAGGGCAATGCTATTGACTACATGGTCAAGCCTCCGATCGGCCTGCCCACTGAAGCTAAAGATTCAGACATTGACACGGACCCTGGCGGCGTTTCTTTCGTGAACGGTGCCACAGGCCGCAAACCTGTAGAGCAGTTGTGGAATGTGAACATCAATCTTGGCGAGTTGCGCCAGGATATTGGCGAGGTGCAGCAGAGAATCAAAGCGGCTTTTAGTGTTGATATGTTCCTCATGCTCAACAATCAGAGCGCTATCAACCAGATGACGGCCACTGCCGTAGCCGAGTTGCACGAGGAAAAACTTCTTATGCTCGGCCCTGTTCTTTCAAGATTCAACAACGAAGTGCTCAAGCCGCTGATTGATCGTACTTTCGACATTCTCAACGAACAGGGAATGATTCCGCCAGCACCTCAAGCGATCCAGGGCACGGATCTGAATATCGAGTACACATCAATCCTCAGCCGCTCCCAGAAAGAGATTCAATCTCGTACCGATCAACTGGCGATTCAGGAGGCGCTCCAAATTGCACAGGTTCAGCCCGACTTCTTGGATAACTTCGATCTGGACAAGTACGCCCAGATTGTTTCCGACAAGCGCGGTGTTTCTCCTGAAATTCTTCGTTCTTCGGACGAGGTGGCAGCCATCAGACAGCAGAGAGCACAGCAACAGCAGCAGGCTCAACAGCAACAACAGATGACCCAGAGCGCCGACATGCTGGCCAAGTTAGGAAAAGTTCCGACAGGTCCAGAAACAATGGCTGGCCAGGCCGTCCAGGGTATGCAGGACATGGCGGCCGAGGGTATGGCCTAAGGGTGTGCGCATCAAGAAATTAGGACGTTAGAGAATGAGCAAGACAGTAAGAGATCCGTTCGCAACTTCGACTGCTGAGGCTGAGGCTAAGCAAGCGGAGTTGGCCAGAGAGGAATACGAATTCCGAGAAGCTCTCAAGGAGGTTTTGGAGACGCGGGCAGGAAAGACCGTATTCAGGCGATTGTTTGCTGAGAGCGGCTTTTTCGGCTCGGCATTCGATACAAACGCTCTCAACATGGCTCGGAAGGAAGGTAAGCGCGAGTTTGCGCAAACCATTTTCGAGTACGTCATTAAACACAAGCCTGAATTTATTCAGGAATTGAGAGAACAGAATGAATGAAACTGTAGAAACAGCCGAAAAAATTGAAAGCGAGGCCGGATCTACTCCCGCCCCTGTTGAGCAAACAGCTCAGGCCCAACAGTCAGAAACTCCCGAAACTATCGAGGAATCCTCCCTGCTCAATTCCGACATAACGGAAGAGGCGAAGGAAACCGAAGAGAAGAAGGAGCCTGAGAAAGAGGCAGGCGCTCCCGAGAAGTACGAAGACTTCAAGGCGCCTCAAGGCGTTTCCCTTGACGCTGATGTGGTCAAAGGATTCTCAGAAGTAGCAAAGGAGCTGAATCTTCCGCAAGACAAGGCCCAGGCCGTTATCGATAAGGTAACGCCGATCCTTGCTCAGAAACAAGCAGACCAAATCGCGCAAACCAATAAGGCCTGGCAAGAGAAGGTCAAGTCTGATCCCGTAATTGGCGGCGATCACCTGAAGTCAACTATTGCCACAGCGCAGAAAGCGCTCAAGGACTTCCGAGGCGCGGACGGAAAGTTTGTTGATGAAGATGTTGCGGAACTGGCGGCTATAGCTGGCAATCATCCAGGCCTTATCAAGATCCTCAAGCATTTTGGTTCGGTTATCGGAGAAGACCGCTCACCCGCCGCAAAGAGTAACGCCGTGAAACAAGTATTAACGGCAACAGATTTCTACAAAGCAAAGGAGTAAATCATGGCAATTATCAATACTGGTGCCACAACGCTTGCTGACATTGCTAACCTGACCCAGGACAGCGATCTTCAGAAAAAGGTTCTGATTCAGACGATCCGTGATTATTCGGGTTTCTTCGATCAGCTCACTCTCATTCCTGCCAATGACGGCACAGCCTGCAAGGGTACGATCATCACCGAATACCCTGAAGGTGAAATTGTTGGCTACAACGAAGGATGGGGCACTTCCCAGGCTAAAGGCCGTGCAGTCAGATACGATTCTTTCCGTGTCCGCACCTCTTCCGAAGTTGACGCCGATCTTCTCGATTCTCGTAAACCTGAAGACAGAGACACATTCCGCCTGCGTAAGGACGCCGCCGTGATGCGTGGTCTTGCACGACAGGCCGCAAAATCCGTGTTCTATGGTTCTGGTGACGGTACAAGTCTCGGTCTGTACAACATTGTCAACGGTCAAGACAATGAATTCTATGACCGCATTATTAAGGGAAGTTCCTCCAAGGCCACTGGCAACTATGACATCTGGCTGCTTTCCTGCGACACCGAAAACATGTTCACGTTCTATCCCGAATATGGCGCACAGGGTGGTGTCTGGATCAATGCACGTCCGCAGAAGGAACGCATTGATGACGGAAACGGCAAACATCATTACGCCTATGTCACGGATATGGGCTTTGATATTGGCGTGGCCTGCTTCAATCCGCTGAATATTGTACGTATTGCCAACATTGACGCCTCCTCTCTGGTTAAGGACGGCAAGACAGGTGATGACCTGATTGACCTCATGACCCAGGCTCTTGAGAAGTTGGACGTGGCCAATCCTGGCAAGACAGTGTTCTTCGCAAACGACACAATCCACAGCTATCTGCGCCGCCAGATCAACAACAAAGTGACAGCCTCTTTGAACTTTGAAAACGTGGCAGGACGCTCCGTCATCACATTTGACGGTGTACCCGTTCAGAAGGTTGGTACAGACGTTTTGAAGACTTCCGCAAAGATTAGCTAAGGAGACAGAATCATGTACGACAAAGAGTTACTTATTTTCAAGAACAAGGCGCTCACAGCCGCAATCACTTCTGATGTGATCGACCTCGGCGCGGACATTAACACCACTGGCCAGAAGCCGCTTTATCTGGTCATCATGCAGACAGAAGAGATCGAATCGGCGGCCGCCACCGTTACCTTCAATCTTCAGGAATCTGCCGACAACTCCACCTATACAACGGTGGCAAGCACTGGCGCATTGACTGCAAAAACCCTGGGATATGGCGTGGCAATTCCGCTCCCTGCCAAGTGCAAGCGTTATCTGCGCGTGACCACCTCAGTGTCCTCTACCGCTCCGACAGCAGGTAAGGCAACTGCATACGTTTTCGACAAGTTCACAGATCCTTGCGTGAAGATGATCTAAGACTACTAATCAGTTAATTCTTGTTGCAGTTTTCAGTAGTTGTTAAAAGAGAGGAGGGAGGCTTAAAAACCTCCCTTTTTTAATATGAATGAAGTGTCAATTTGCAATGCCGCTCTCTCGTATCTCGGCGAGAAGGGGACGATCACGAAGATTAAGCCGCCTGAAGGAAATCCCCAGGCGGAAGCGTGTGCTGAATACTATCCGCAAGCACTGAGATATTTGCTGGAGGCCCATAACTGGTCTTTTGCGATCAGGCGAGTGAGACTGCCTGAATACAAAAAATATGACGCCGACTTGTATCAGTGGGCGCACGGCTACCAAGTTCCCTCAGATTACTTACGCACGGTCAAGGTGTACGAAAAGTCTTCGAGGGTGGACGAGGCCGGACTTGATTTTGAGATTGAGACATTATCGGAAACAGGCTCATTTATTCTCCTGACTGATTCTCCCGCTCCCATGCTTCGATACGTGGCCAGCGTCCAGAACGTGTCAATCATGCCGCAGTATTTTATTCAGGCCCTTGTTCTCCAGCTTGCTAGTTATCTGGCAGGCCCACTGATGAAAACTTCTATGGCGCAGCAGATGATCCAAATGGCCGCCCAGGCCTTAGAGAACGCGAAGTATCAGGATTCTCGAAACTCTATCAGGGTCAAGCACGAATATTTAGCGCCCCACCTGGCCGCACGGAGTATTTAAATGTCACTGAAAATCTACAAGCAATCAATCGGAGGAGGTGAGATTTCTCCTTCGATGTATTCCAGGATCACGGATCCGTCCTACTCGGCAGGTCTGGCCAAGTGCCGCAATATGATTGTTGAGCCACAAGGCCCTGTAGTCCGCCGCCCTGGTTTCTCAATGGTGCGAGAGACCAAATATCCGGACAGAAAATGCCGCCTAATCCCGTTCACGTTCTCGGCCACACAAACGATGATCTTAGAGTTTGGGCATCATTACGTCCGATTTCATACCAACGGCTCCACACTGATGAACGGCAATGTCCCTTATGAAGTTGCCACGGATTATGACGAATCCGAACTCTTTGATATTGACTATGCTCAGAGCGTGGACATCATCACGCTGGTGCACTGCTCCCATCCTCCGAGAGAGTTGAGACGTTATGGCGCGCTGGACTGGCGACTTGTGGACATCACCTTCAATACTTCACTTACTCCGCCTACAGGTGTGACAGCCACACAGCACATCTTGCAGTCTGCGACTTATAAAGACGGATATGTCCGCAAATATGTAGTGACCTCTTGCAACTTGGACAACTCCGAGGAATCGAAAGCGAGCCAGGCCGCCTCGGTTGTGTGCAACCCGTATGGAGATGGTGCGTACAACACGATCACATGGAACACTGTTGCAGGTGCCGACCATTACCGCGTGTACCGTGATAAAGGTGGCATCTATGGCTACATAGGCGAGACCCGCACGAACAGCATTGATGATGACAATATCGCGCCTGACAGCTCTATCACGCCGCCGATTTATGACGATGTGTTCCTCACCAGCGGTGGCATTAGCGCGGCCACCGTTTCCGTACAGGGTTCTGGTTATACAGGCCCGAACGGTGAGCTTATAGGTGTATCGCTCCTGGAGAGTGAAACATGGGTAGTGAAAGGCGAGGGCTTTGACTATGGCGGGAAATTCAAAGAAGCTCCGATGCTGGGCGCCTACTTCAACAGCAAATGGAACTTAATGAGCTCGGCCGACAAATACGGCTATCCAGTCGGCTCGATCCCGTCAGACTTCATGGATTATTTCTCGTTCTCTATTACCGTCCATGATGCAGAAGGGTCCGGTGTTGGAGCCGTGGTAAGCCCTGTTAAGGCCACGATGTCTGACTGGTTCGACATCACGCCGCCTGACTATTACAAACCCAATCCCCGTGTTATCGGCATCAGGCCGCTGAAAGGATTGACCATTACTCAGGCTGGAAGCGGCTACAAGAGGCCAATCATCAAGATCAGCATTACAGGCTGGCCGACATGGAGTGACGTGAACGGGAAGATCAACGGTGTGTTTGAGTTCTACCGTTACTCAGGCTCCTTCCAGGCCTCGGCAACGTCCGCAGGATTCATGCAGTCTTCGATTAACGTCACGGACGCAACGGGAAGCGGGGCCGTTCTGGAGCCTGTATTTAGTCAGGGCAAACTTACTAACGTCCTAATCAAGAACGCAGGAGCGGGCTATTCCAACCCGACAGCGACACTTATTTCAAACTATGGCTCAGGCGCTCAAATCTCTCTGACTGTTGCGAATGCTGGCGACTATCCAGGATGTGTTTCTTACTTTGAACAGCGCAGATGGTTCGCTGGCAGTCGCATGAGACCGCAATATATTTGGGCAACGAAGACGGGCACTGAAACAGATATGGGCTATTCCCTCCCGTCCCAATCCACCGACCGCATCAAGGTTAGGGTAGCGAGCCAGGATTCAAACCGAATCCGCCATATCGTCCCCTTGTCTCAGCTCCTTATGCTGACCGCAAGCGGGGAATGGAGAGTGAGCCCAGTGAACTCAGACGCGATCACGCCTGAATCTATGAGTGTGCGGCCTCAGTCTTATGTCGGCTCCAGCCAGACAAAACCGGTCCTTATTAACAACACGATGATCTTTGCCTCGGCTCGAGGCGGACACCTGAGAGAACTCGGCTACAGCTATCAGGCGGGCGGCTATATTACCTCCGATGTGTGTTTGAGAGCGGCCCACCTCTTCGATCATCACGAAGTTGTCGATATTGCATACGCCAAGGCTCCCTACAGCATATTCTGGTGCGTGAACGACATAGGCAAACTAATCTCCTTCACATACGTGCCAGAACAACAAGTCGGAGCTTTTGCACAGCACGAGACCCAGGGCGATTTTGAATCGTGTGCAGTGGTGCCAGAGAGCAATGAGGACATTCTTTATGTCGTGACCAAGCGCAAGATCGGAGACAACACCGTAAGGTTTGTTGAGCGCATGAACGAGTACATCATTGACAAAGATGAAGATTATCTCTTCATGGATTGTGCGGGCACCTACTCAGGCCCAGCCAAGACCGAAATATCTGGCATTAGCTGGCTGAATGGGATGAAGGTTTCCATCCTGGCTGACGGGTATTGTGTGCCGGATCAAGTAGTGCAGAACGGCAAGATCACGCTGAGAAGAGCGGCGTCCAAGGTTCATATTGGTTTGCCTTATAACTCCGATATTCAGACCCTACCTCTTGCATTACAGCTTCAGGATCTTTCTTTCGGTAGTAACCACAGGAAGAACATCAGCGGAGTGGCAGTGAGAATGATTGATTCAGCGAGCATTCTGGCTGGCTCGAGTTTCGACGACCTCTATCAGCAGCCGACACGCGGACGGGAAACACCTGGTACCCCGCCGAAGAAGAGGAACGGAGAGTTTGAAGTAGATATCGCCGCTTCATGGACGGATGACGGTCAAGTGTGTATTCGCCAGAGCGCCCCGCTCCCGCTGAAAATCTCCAGTATTACCGTGACCTGCGACGTGGTGTAGTGCGCATCACGCTCTTGGAATCCTCCAATATCTATGCTGAGTTGGAGGATTTTTTATGGCCGGATCTAGTTTCTCTTTTGGCACCTTGGGCCTTATTTCTACAGGTGTTTCCACACTGTTTAACGCCTTCGGTGCGAAGAGCATCACGAAGTACAACAATGCTATTGCACAGGCTCAGGCAGACATAGCCAAGATCAACGCGGACACAATGAATCTGCATTATCAGCAGAGATTGTTCGCGGCTGAGGGTGAGTATCAGCGAGAGACAATGCAAGCCGCTCAAATGAAGGCGCGGCAGAAAGTCGCACTGGCGGCAAATGGCGTGGCAATCGGGGTCGGATCAGCTGCGGAGCAATTGGCCAGCACGGACATTGTGAAAAAGATCAACCTCAACAGGCTTGAATCTAACGCCAAAACCGAGGCGTGGGGCTACCGCGCTAAAGAGACAGACTACAGGAATCAGGCGCTCATGAACCTGGCTAAGAAGCAGAGCGCCTCCAGAGCCTTTACAGATTCTCTCCTGGTGGGCGCTGGAAATATGGGAATGGCCTTCGCATACGGAAAACTTATGGACATGGCCAAAGCCTCAGAGAGCGCCGAGAAACCGAAGGCCGAGGAGCCGATCCACATTGATGCAATCTCTGGGGCTGACCCTGGAATCAAAGTTGACGCAATCTCAGGTGCTCAACCTGGCGTGAGCTGGGTGGACGGAATATCAGGAGCACAACCGAACCTGCTGCTAGGCCAGACCGTCAAAACCACACAGCTCTATCCGACCACTAAAAACATCTTCTCTCTGAACTACAGAGGATAAAAAATGCCAATCGTCCCTAAGTATGAAAATAATGTGCCTGGAGTAGTCGAAAGTGGAAGAGGTTTCGGCGCTCCCGTTGATAACGTCCGCCCGAGTTTCGACTATGAGAATGTCATGAACAGGGCCTTACAGCCGTGGTCACAGATTGCAGATAGCGCTGTCAAAATTGAGGCCTATCACCGTGACACCGTTGTGAAAGCGCGGGCTGATGAACAGCTGGACGCTTACAACAAGGAAGTACAGACAACGCTGTACGACCCAGAGAAGGGCTATTTCTCTCAGCAAGGCAAGAACGCCGTGACGTCGTGGGATCAGGCGCAATCTGATCTTCAGTCTATTTATGACAAACACTTGAGCCAGATTGATGACCCTGATGTCAAAGAGGCTTTTAAGTCCAACGCATTGCAGCGCCTCAATTCCGTCCGACAGAAGACAGTCGTCTATCGCAACGAGCAGAACATCCGCTGGCGGGCTCAGACCTCTAAAGACCATGCAGACAACCTCGTGGAGGAGTTTGCCTTAGGCGGTTTCTCTCCTGACGGTCAACGCACAATGGCTAGCCTGATGAACGAGATCGAGTATCAGGGCAGGATGCAGGGCTGGGACGATGAAACATTGAAAAGGCAGAAGAACGCCTATAAGTCTCTTGCTTATGCCTCAGCCTATAGCAATATGGCATTGAGCGATCCTATCGGCGCCTTGAGGCATTTTCAGACGGACGGCTCAAGGGAAATGTCCACGGACGTAGGCCGCCGCACCTATCAGATGTTATTCCACCGAGCCGCTCCCCAGCTCGTAGAACTCTCTCAACGTTACGGAGGAGCAACGGCCCTGGCCTTAACACCTGGAGCAGTTGCACGTACTACAGGCGACAACACAAACGAGAACGTGCTGAGACAATCCCACGCCCAGGCCGGACTAGGCCAGGCTCCGAAAGTGTCGGATAAGGTGCTCAATACTTCTGGATACAAGGGATGCAACCCGCTGAATGTCCGAGCCTCCAGCGATAAATGGAAGGGTTCGATTGGTAATTCTGACAACGGATATGTGATCTTCTCAACTCCGATGGACGGCATCAGGGCCGCTGCTACCGTTATCAAGAATTACGGCACGAAGTACGGGATCAACACAGTGCGAGACATTGTGAGCAGATACGCTCCCGCCTCAGAGAATCCGACAGATGACTATATCGCGAATGTCTGTAAGGGCACTGGCTACCAGCCTGATGAAAAGCTCGACACAAAAAATCCTGAGGTGCTGAAGAAGTTGGTCACTGCGATGATGAAGCAGGAAATCGGCGATGTCCCGTACTCCGAGCGCACGATTATTGCAGGTGTCCTGGACGCGCTCGGCAAAGAGGACATCAATGATTATTCCGACCTGTACAACACTCAGTTATCGGACGAAGAAGAACAGCAGTACCAGGCATGGGCAAAACAGATCGGTCATGAGCGTGATATTTATGACTATGACCTTAGAGGAGCCTGGAAAGCTGGAGCGGCTCAGGCTGAGAACGGCCACTTCCCAGACACTTTCAAGAAGCCGAATCACCACACGTTCTCCGAGGAAAGCCAATATGCAGACGGGAAACGCAATGTGGGCGGACGCTGGACTGTTGAAAACGGCCAAAACATCTTTATTGGTCCAAACGGTGAGCGACGCGATGATAACGGCAAACTCTTGAGCGAAGAAACAGCACAGGCGCCTAAGCTGACTGCCGCCGACCTCGTTTTCAATCCCAACGTTAAGACGGGGATCGAGGTCATTGATTCTCTGAATGAGCCTGAGAAACTCTGGATCATGCAACACACCAAGGCGCAGACTTCTCAGTCAACGGCTAACCTGCGCTCCCAATTCAAGACTACTTTGAATAATGCGCTGGCTGTAGCCAGGAGCACAGGCGACATGAGCCAGCTCCCCGATGTAGGAGCTTTTATTCAGACTTACGGCCAGGAAGAGGGGCTGAGGCAATTCCAGAACGCACAGCAGGAAGCCAAGCTCAACGCCAATCTCTACCTAATGCCGACACTCAGCAACGCTGAGATTGAGGCAACGGCACGCCAGATGACGCCGAGCAAGGACGATCCTAATTACGCCGCTAGGATGAAAGACTTAGAAACCTGGAATAAGGCATATACGCAGATTAGAAAGGAGCGTGCAGAGGATCCTGTTCAGTTTGCCTTCTCTGGAATGCCTGACTTAGGGCTTCAGCCGATCACGGACTGGACGAACCAGGACGGAGCGCTGCTACAGATTCAGAAACGAATCGACAGCATGGATCAGGTGGCCGAACGCTTTGGCACGCCCAGAACGCTATTCAGTAAAGCTGAGATTTCTGGTTTCCTAAATTTCATGCAGAGCATGGACGCTCCTCACCAGGCGGACTTCTTAAGCAGAATGGCCGACCGCATGACCGATCCGACCTCGACAACTTCGGAGCCGCTCAGGATTTTCTCCGAGCAAATTGGGAACAAGAATCAAACGCTTGCAATCGCACTCGGCGTGGCCTCCACTCCGAACGGTAAAGAGATGAATGGAGCGCTCCGACAGATCAACGGTGACTACATTAAGAAGTCGAAAATCGGTGAGGCCTGGAAAGACGAGAAGGACATGAGAACGCTCCTTAGTGGTGTCCTGGCAGTGTCGGACGGTAGTCCGGCCTATGAGGCCATGTTGTCCGCGGCCATGAACGAGCATTGTTACGCGAATCAATCCTCTTCTCAAGATGTCTCGAAGTCTGTAGAGAACGTTTTTGGCAAAGTTTACGAGCACAACGGCAAGAAGATTTTCCTTCCAACTCAGCTCGATAAAGCTCAGAAGAACACATTCACGTTTAGACAAGTTGGCAGTTTTGAAGACCTACTGAGTGACGCAGGGAAAGACTTAGCTAAGAGCAAGAAATCCTACTTTTATGGCGGCCAGAAACTCACCTCCAGCCAGCTTGAGAATCTTGTTTCTTCTGGACAGCTCCAGTCGATTGATGACGGTGTGTACCAAGTAGTCAACGGCCTCAATTATGTGAGAGACGAAAAAGGCCAGCCGCTCGTTATAGACCTCAACACCTATATTTCTCGGAGAACAAAGAAATGAATTGGTTAAACGCTTTTGGTGAAACAGTTCAAACTCAGCCCGAGGCCCTGAGAGGTTTTGGTGTTGCAAAAGACATGGAGCCCACCAAGCCCTCAGCTTTTCAAGGCACAGGAGAGGCGCTCGAAAAGGCGCTCCCGTTCTCCTTTTATCAGTCTCTTTCAGGCGTTAATGAGTTAATGGCTGATCGAGTTGAAGTTAATTACGACCTCGACAATAACGAGGACGCATTCTCAGATTTCAAGCCGACCCAGGAGCAGAAGGAGCAGGTGGCCGACCGACTGAGGCAGGATGCAAAGTTTGCACGCCTCAAGGCCCAGAACGATTACACGCCTAATCCTGAAACCACAGGCCAAGCGGCAATGATGATCCACGGTTTAACGGGATCACTAGCCAAGGCTATCGGTTACACGGTGGCCACAGGCGGAAGCGGAATTTTGGCCGCTCCATTATTTGGTGCTGACCTCGGTCTTTACGAGGCTGGCAAACTTCGAGACAAGGGCGTGGACGCCTCGACAGCTAGAACCGCAGGTGCGATCACAGGTACAGTCAACGCGGTAGGAATGGCACTGCCTGGAGCCGTGGGGACTAGCTATGTGAAGTCAATGCTATTCGGTGGCGCAGTCAATCCGTTGACAGACATCAGCGAACAGGCCTCCATTAAGTTTGTTTTGGATAACGCCAACTATTCCAAACAGGCTCAGGAGTATGACCCGTTTGATCCCGTGAATCTCGGAGTGTCGGCAGGCATGGGTATTGCTTTTGGTGCATTTGGCGCACGTGCGAATCGTGCTCAGGCCCGTTATGAAGCAGCCGAGGCCGCCGCGCAACCGATCGCACCTCAAACACCTGAAGGTCAGGCCACACCCGCCGCAAACATGAACAAGAGTGTGCTCGATTCTATTCAGAACCGTGACCGCTCGTCTAAAGAATCTCGGCTCCAGATGGAGAAAATCGCGGCCGCTCCGAACTTCAATCTCCTCAGAGAGAGCCGCTCCCTGGATCAGGGCGCTCCGATTATTGCCTATGTTCCCGATGACATGAATATCCTCTGGGGCAAGCGGGTTGATGTGTCTGCCGACCCGAGCTCCGAGCCGATGACAATGCGTTACGCAGTCGTGGACGCCGATGACGTTCTCACCTCTAATGCCGTGGACGGTTCCAGCAATCCAGGTTTTACAGATCCGACCGTGGCAGGTGCCAGAGCTATTGCAGGTAATGGCCGTATAGCGGGCCTCCAGGGCGCATACAGACAGGTTAAGGCCACGAAATACCGAGCCGACCTTACTCAAGATTCAAAAGAATTCGGAATCTCCAAGCGCCAGATCAAGAAAATGCGTAATCCTATCCTGGTGCGCGTCATGGATGATGCTGACGTAGTAGAGGGAATCGGAGAGGCCTCAAATAGAACGGGAACGCTCAAACTAAATCCGGCCGAACAAGTCGCCCAGGATGCTCGAAACGTCCGACTTGAAGAAGTTGAATTTACCAAAGACGGGGAAATCACACGCAAATCAATGGACGAGTTTGTAAAGCGCACGCCTGACAAAGAGGGATTGATTGATTCAAACGGCAATGCCCTTTATGACAATATCGCAAGACGAATGAGGCCCGCCATTTTTGCGGCCGCATTCTCTGATACTCGGATCATCAACAGGTTTATTGCTGACAGCCCCGAAGACCGCAAGATCATGAACGTCTTGCAGTCTGTAGCCACTGAGGTGGTTAGGCTGAAGAAGATCAAGGGTGAATTGGACTTTTCTCCCGACCTCCTGGAGGCCGTGGCTGACGTATTCGAGACGCGCCGAGAAGCCAAGAAGATCAACGGCAAGGGCCATGAGCAGGAGCTTACAGGCTCCCTCATGGAGGAATCCGCAACACCTGCACAGCGCTACTTTAGAGACATTCTCCTATCGGCTAATCCCGAAAGACTTCAGGAGATTCTGGCCAGATTCAGAGAAGTTGCCGAGCAGGAAAGCGGGGGCGCAGGTTTCTTTGAAGCGGTCACGAAGGATCAGGTATTTGAGACGGTCAAATCTGAGTTTGACCAGAGGGAAGCCGCTATCAACGCGATTAAGCCGAGCGATGTTGACGCCGCGATGGAACTCAATTCTGCAAACGTCATCCAGAACGATCAGCCCGTGGGAACACGAGGAGATGTGAACAGATCAATTGCAGACGAGAAGAAAGCCGCCGAGCAGATCGACAATGGAGAACGTGTTGAAGTTTCCGGAGAAGGAGTTGACCCTGAGGTTATGGACAAGGAGGTCAGCGACTTCATAACCCGCTTTGTGAAAGAGTTGGTAGGCGCTGGAGCTGAAAAGAAAGTAGCCGAGATGGGCGCCAAAGTGTTGGACGCCTTCTATCAAACTCTGGGAATCCGACTTGGCAAGAGCAGGAAGGAGCTTGAGCAAGAGTACGCCTTACGGGTGCAGAGAGGCGAGAAGATTGATACTCATGAAGGCTTTGCCTCAATGTCTCCGCAAGAAAGGCTGGATACCCTTAATCGCTCTAGGGAGTTTGATGAACAGTTGAAGCTTTGGGAACAAGGTAAGGGGACAAATAAGTTCAATCTTGGTAGGCCTTCTTGGGTTCTTCAGATTTTTGGTGCCTCAGATCGAAAAGGAATAAACACAACAAAACGCCAATTCATTCATGTACTCCTGCCGAAAGGTAAGAAATTATTAGGCATGGACGGAAAGCACGGTCTTAAAGCGTCTGAATTGAAAGGGCTTTTAGTTGGAATCCAGCAGCCAGTAGCAGTTTTTAAATCAGCTACAGACGGCGGCATCGTTCTTATTACAGAACTGAAACGAGGTGATAGTCCAATAATTGTTCCTATACATCTCACTCGAAATAAAGACGGAGATTTTCAGATCGTCAATTTTGTTGCGAGCACTTATGAGAAGGAAAGAACTTCGATCAACAAATGGGTAGAAAAAGGGTTGCTGTTGGGGTATGACAAAACAAAAGGACCCAATGTTCTGCCAAGGGACTTCGGGTCTAATCCCCACCTGTCGCGGTCCGCAGACGTTACAAAGACGTCGGCCAATGACAAAACACTGAATCCTTCAGTTAGGCCTATTGTATACCAGAACGAGACTTCCATTGGGGACTTGTATCAAAGCGAAAGCGCTTTGAGGGGGATTTACACACCTGGCGAACGCGTGATTACACTCATGCAGTCTGCAAACGAGAGTACATTTATTCACGAGAGCGGCCATTATTTCCTGGACGTGCTCACCGACGTGGCAATGAAGGAGAACGCTCCCGCTCAAGTCAAAGCGGACGTACAAACCTTAATGACATGGTTCGGAGTGAAAGACCTGGACGAATGGAGAAGCCTTTCCATTGACGAACAACGGGCCGCACACGAGCAGTTTGCACGAGGTTTTGAGCAATACCTGAGAGAAGGTGAGGCTCCGAGCTCGGCCCTTGAAAAAGTCTTCAAGGCTTTTAAAGACTGGCTCACGAAGATCTACAAATCCTCCGAAGAGCTCCAGGTTGAAATCTCTCCAGAGGTGCGAGCTGTATACGATCGACTTCTGGCAACAGACGAACAGATCAGAGCCAAAGAAGAGATTGATACGCCGTACTTATTCGGTATGGAGCCAGAAGAGCCGCCTGCAAATCCGGTTGTAAAGGCCGTGCAGCAGACAGCAGAACAGATGATTGACGCTGCTCCCATTCCTGAAGAAGGAAAAGCTCAGATAAGAGAAACACTCGGAATCAAGCAGCCAGAACAACAGACTGGTGAAAACCATCCGCACTATGGAATCCCGAACGAGGAGCAATTCATGGATCAAAACCTGGAGACTTCGGCGGCCAACGATCCCAACGCATTCATTGTTTTAGATGACGGCAGAGAGGTGAGCATGGGTGATTACATGAGAGAGATTGAGGCCGAGCAGAAGCAGGAGTTTGACCGTGCCAACAGCGTTTCCGAGGCCGCTCAATGTATGTTGAGAAACGGTGCTTTTGATGATGTCTTTTAAGGATTGAAAATGGTCAGTAAATTAAAACCCGAATGCGAGCGCCAAGTGTCGGCGGTTTTAGGCCGCCCGATCACAGAAAGCGAAAGTCAGGACCTTGTAGCCAGTGTTAAAAACTACTACCTCCAGAACCGCCACGCGCACCCGAATATGTCGAGGGATCAGGTAGTAAGCGAGGCCGCGAAACAGTACGCACAGCGAATCCAGCAGGACGCAAAGAGAAAGGCCATCAACGCCAAGCGCCAAGCCTTCGCAATCTATCAAAACAGATTGACTTACCAATCCATGAGAACGAATGGAGACAGCGCCAACCAGGCCGCCCGAGGCATTCTCAACCGCGTGGACAAGTACAAAGTGGGCGTGGAGCAGGAGGCCAAGTCTCGTCTTGTTGATTTCCTGGAGAAGACTTCTCCCACGTTCCTAGGCTTATGCGAGAACAAGAAACTCATTACAGACCTGGTGCACGAAATTGCAGGTGATGACACGGGAAACCCTGTAGCCAAATCGGCGGCCAAGGCCTGGATTGATACCGTTGAATCCTTGAGGCAGAGGTTTAACGCCGCTGGAGGCGACATAGGAAAATTGGAGGACTGGCTATTCCCGCAAACTCACGACCGATACAAGATCATCAACGCGGCCAGGAGACTTGCTGGAGGAGAACTCAAACAAACGGGCCTTGCAATCAAGGATGCAGTGACATTCAAAAAGCACAGCGCTGCCCAGAACCGAGAAGCCTGGATCAACTTTGTTTGGGATAAGTTAGACAGATCTAAATACCTGGACGATGACTTGAGACCGTTGACCGATGATGCAATGCGAGACCTTCTCAGCAACGTGTACAACACGATTACAACGAACGGAGCCAGCAAGGAAAGCGTGGGCAGAGTGACCGCAGGACGAGGCACGAGCAAGGCGAATACCCGCCAGGATCACCGCACGCTCATGTTTAAGGACGCCCAAGCCCGCCAGGATCACCGCACGCTCATGTTTAAGGACGCCCAAGCCCGCCTGGATTACAACGAAGTGTTTGGGTCCAATCCTTCAGTTATGGGCACGATGATGGAGCATATCGGCGGAATGTCTCGAGATATTGCACTGATGGAAATGCTCGGCCCCAGCCCTACAAACACCTTCAATACAATCAAGAGAATGGCTCAGATCGACAACGATCAGCAGGCTCCGATAAAGGGGAAGATTACGTCCACGGACAATTCTCTTTTAGATGCAATGTGGAAAAATCTCTCAGGCTCGGCAAACGTGGTGGAGAGCGGAATGCTAGCCTCAATCGGCCAAGGCGCCCGTAACCTCCAGGTGGCGGGAAAGCTCGGCTCCGCTTTTATTTCCTCGTTCACGGACGTGGCAACCTATTTCCATACAGCCAGAGTGAACAGAATGCCTTTTGCTCGGAGCGCAATGCTCCTGGTGAAATCTTTGAATCCTGCTGACAAATCGGATAAACGGTTCGCGGCCAGGGCAGGCATTATCGGAGATGAACTCAACTCAGCGGCCTCCAGGTTTGTAGAGGGAAATATCGGAAACGGAATCACGGGCAAACTTGCCGACCTCACCATGAGATTGTCCCTTTTGTCGCAGTGGACTGACGCAGTGAGAAGAGCGCAGTCGCTCAATACAATGGCAACTTTTGCCGAGGCCACCAAACATAATTGGAATGATATTGACGGCTGGCTGAGATACCGCCTTGAAGAGTTTGGTGTTTCTGAGGACGTGTGGAAAGCGCTCCAGAAGTGCACGCCTGAAGAACTCAACGGCTCCCAATTCTTGACGATCAACTCTATTAAGAACGCCGCCTCGAAGAATGGCGATATTGACGGTTTTAGAGTGGACAAACTTGTATCCACTTATTTGAGTTTCGTCATGGATGATAGCTTTATGGCGTCCCTCCAACCGGACCTAATGACGCGCTCCATTACGAACTGGGGCAAATCCCGTGGCACAGTAGCAGGTGAGTTTATTCGCAGTATCTTCCTTTTCAAATCTTTTCCTATCGCAATGTTTACGCGGCACCTCCAGAGGTCAAGAAGCCTTTATCGCTACAAACTTCAGTCGAACGGAATGTCTTCTGCCGTATGGAGCAGAATCGGGTACTACTCAACATTGATTGCCTCAACAACATTAGTGGCCTGGGTAGCTAATATGTTTAAGGACATTATTAACGGCAGTGACGTTAAAGATCCCTTTACAACTGATGCTATTTTTAAACGGGCTCTCACGGCAGGCGGCGGAATGGGCTTTATCGGTGACATCCTTGTTTCTGGCATGGACGATTACAAGTACGGGCACCCCGCTTTAATGAATATGGCAGGCCCTGTACTTTCAACGGCAATGGACGCCTACACGATTTTTGATAAGTACAAGGACAACAAAGATATTGGCGCTAACGTCCTGCGAATCGTGAAAGGGAATCTCCCCGTTGTGAATCTCTGGTACACGAAACAGCTCTTGAATCATGCCGTATTCAATCAGATTCAGGAGATGATGAACCCTGGCTATCACCGTCGAATCGAGCAGAAGATTAGAAAGAATCAAGGCGTGGGCTATTGGTGGAAACCAACCGATATGCTCCCGTACAGAATGCCTGAGATCGGCACGGAGCCTCGGCGATAGGTGTGCGCATCAACAATCTGGCTGACATGAGAATACTTCTAAACAATGAGGTGTTTTCATGATGCCAGATGTACCGCGAAGGGTAGGACCTGTTACAGGTCTGGGGATCAGTCGAGTTGACTTCGACTTCAAGATATTTGCGTCCTCCAATGTGCTCGTAATCAGAACGAGCAAGGCGGGCGTGGACAAAACTCTAAAAGAGGGTGAAGACTATACAGTTACCTGGGACGAAGACCAAACCGCCAATATCGGCGGCTACATCACTCTTGACGAGTTCCTCGCTGACGGGGAATCGGTCACGATTCTCTCTAATGTCGCATACACCCAGGAGCTTGATTTACACGCGGAAGGTGATTTCAATCCGAATGACATCAATGTAAATTTTGACCGCACCGAAGCGCAGATCCAGCAGTTAAAAGAGAAACTCTCCCGCGCCGCAGTCGCTCCCGCATCTTCTGGCATGGAGGGTGACGAATACGGTGAAATCCTCTTAGCGAACTCAACGAAATCAGGCGAATACGCCGCCCAAGCTCAAGAAGCCGCCGAAACAGCTAAGGCCGCGGCCGCAGTGGCCAGCGCCGCCCAGGATAATCTGGACGCCTCTACCGAAGTGGCAGAGAACGCCGCCAAGTCTGCAAGCAATTCGGCAACCGCCGCCGCGCAATTCAAGCTTGATTCTGAGGCCGCCGCTACCACGGCCACCGAGGCTGCAGAGGTGGCTAAGCAGGCCGCCTTCTCATATCGCTATTGTGCGACCGCCACAGCAGGAGGCACGGTCAACACCTCAGCAGTCTTGCCGGCCACGCTGATTAAAGTTGGCGACCACGTGATGAACTCTAGCGGCCAGATCTTCCGCGTTCTGAATGTTGGTGCTTCCACGTGCGAACTCTCTGGAATCATCACAACTATTTCAGGCCCTCAGGGTTTGAAGGGTGATTCAGGCAGTGTCGGTCCTCAGGGCAGTGCAGGCGCAACATTCACACCATCAGTTAGCGCGGAAGGTGAAATCTCCTGGACGAACAACAAAGGGCTTACAAACCCAGCTCCAGTCAACATTCGCGGCCCGAAAGGCGAGAGGGGTGAACGAGGTTTGCAAGGCAGTCCTGGACCCGTCGGAAGTGCGGGACCTCAGGGTCCAATGGGCAGTAGCCCGTGGGCCACGGCGTTCGGTCAATTCCGCATTGACGGAGCAGATTTAAAACTTGATTACGTCGGCCTGGACACTTCAGCAGATTTCTCAATCAATACGAACGGTGAATTAACAGTTACGGTGACAGAATGACTACTTTAAATTTAGGCCGAGTTCGGCCAGTCTGGAAAGGTGACTGGGTTTCCACGGCCACCTACCTGGCTTTTGACTTCGTTAGGTACACGGACGGGAATGTTTACTTAGCCGTCCAGGACGTACCAGCAAATTACATCCCGAACTCCCAGACAAGTTACTGGGTTTTGTTCGGCGCGAAAGGCGGAAAAGGCGATACAGGTAGCGCGGGCAGTGTGGGCGCCACGGGAAGTCAAGGACCCCGAGGTGTGACGTTTACACCAGCAGTTAGCGCGGAAGGTGACCTCTCCTGGACAAATGACGGGAACCTAAGTAATCCAGGCACAGTCAATATCCGCGGCCCGAGAGGTTTGCAAGGTGTAGCGGGCAGTCAAGGGCCTGCGGGACCGACGGGGCCAGCGGGCACGACAAACTACAACAACCTGACTAACAAACCTGTTTCGGACACGTCGTTAAAACTTGCTGGCGGTTTTGCTGATGCAAAGGCGACTGGTGAGGCTTTAGATAAACGTGTTGGTGTAGCCAGTCAATCCTTCTCTGACAATGAGAAAACTATTGCCCGCACGAATATCGGAGCAGTCGCAAAAACAGAAGCCGTGCTCCTTGCTCAGCAAACGGTTTCCGACACTGAGAAAGAACAGGTTTACACGAACTTGGGATTGATCCAGATGTTTAAAGAACTCTGCCTGGCCAATGGCGCTACCCAGGACGAAATCGACGCACTTCAGTAGGAGAACTGAATGACCACACTAAGTGAAATCAAAGCTCAATACCTGGCTGCGGCCAAGGCCAGGCCCATTGAAAAATACTGTATCCGTGACCACGAAGGCCGCATTGTGGCTCGGAGTAATTCTCCCGTTGTTCATGTCTTCAACAACGAGGCCGATGACGCATACGCCGCTGAGCACTACACGCTCAAGGAAACCTACAACGGCATGAAGTTCTGGCTCGGCGAGGAATCACCGACCGGACTGTATCAATCCGCCGACGGTCAGTTCTACACAGAATCCGAGTTGCCTGAAAACACAGACGCATTCTGCACACAGCGCTATGCCAACGAGGTGAAGGCTGAGAGAAACGCTCGTATCAGCGACACAGACGATTACGTGAAGTTGCCTGATATCACTGTTGCTCGGTCGGCAGGAGCCAAGTGCAGTGCCCTTGAGGACGCTGACAGAGCGGCCCTTGAGACCTATCGCCAAGCACTGAGAAACTTACCTGAGGAGCAGGGTTTCCCGTTTGTGCCGTGGCCTGAGTTCCCGACTGCACTTGCTTACGAGCTACAGCAGAAAGTTGACGCTAGACAAAACATGAGAGGAGGCTTCAATGCTTAAAGCCCTTATTCAATTATTCGCTGAGAAGTTTCTGCAAAGTAAAAAGTCTTGGGTTTCTGAACAGTGTGCTCCGATTGTCCGCAATGGCATTAACATTCCTTGTACAAGCACAACGGACTTCTTTACTTACATCGCTCCGTACAACGGCTGGGTGACTTCTCGGTGCAATTCAATCACAGTCTCAGCTCTTGAAATCCAAGTCGATAACGGGCAGATGGCACTTGCTTCCGTTCTTAACGGAAACACTGCGGGAGCTGGGATCTGCAGTTACGTTAAAAAAGGAACCACTATTAAATTCTTATGCCGAGGCGGAAACACATCGGATTATTCCCTTTGGTTCTACAAAGCAAGTTCAGACGCTTAACCTTCTTTCCACAGGAGGCGCATTATGCTGAAAAACGTAGGCAACTCTTAACCACTCCGCCCCTCAATCCGAGGGGCTTTTCGTTAGGTGTGCGCATTGAACTCTGGAGCGCTTCTAACATGGTCCTGATACTTGAAGCCGACACGATGGTTGACAATGCGAGGAGCCGTTGCATTGAGGCCTATCGAGTTAGCCAAAATGCAGAACGTAAACCTCTAGGACGGATATGTGGCAGGACCTTTTCAATATTGTGCGCGACCTGGACGCCAACGCGATACGCAACTTGGTTGTAGGTATCGGCAGTCTTCTCAGCGGCCTAGTTGCCAGCGTGATGGGCGAGCACCTCTTTCTCTTTAATTGGCTATTCGCTTTCGTGGTCGCGGATTATCTGACAGGCCTTTATGCTGCCAAAGTCACGCACACGCTATCGTCACGTGTCGGAATAAAAGGGATCCTGCGCAAGTTTGTCATTCTGTTCACGGCCATCGGCTTCCACGGCATTGACCAAATCCTTTCCATGCCATTTATCGGCGCGTGGGCGATCGGTGCTTTATCAGTTAATGAACTCATATCAATCTTGGAGAACGTCGAGAAGGCGGGCCTAGGATCCGTCATTCCATCCAGGGTACGGGTCCTTCTGGATTCAGTACAGCAACAGCAGGACAAGAAAGTCAAAGAGAAGTTGGGTGTCAACGAGCCTAATCTCAAAGGAGAAAATCCCAAATGAGAAAGCAAGACATATTGTTGTATCCACCTGAATTAGCAACTCAGTTCATATCTGAGTTTGAGCAAGGTCCCAAAGGCGGACCGGCCCTTGAATCCTACAAATGCCCTGCTGGGGTCTGGACCATTGGGTTCGGGCACACGAAAGGTGTCCACCCTGATGAACACATTACGCGGGCTGAAGCATACGACCTTCTAACTAAAGACCTGGTTCAAACGCAGGAGGAGTTAGCAGCCATTGTCAAAGTTCCAGTGACCGAGAATCAGTTTATTGCTTTAATGAGCTTTGTATTCAACTTCGGCATTACGAAATGCAGGCGGTACACATTATTCAAAATGGTGAATGCTGAGAACGAGGACGGCATTAGAGAATGGTGGCCGAAGTATTGCAATCCTGGGACGGCCTATGAGAAAGGTTTGCGTCGCCGCCGTTACGCAGAACTAGAACTCTTTTTCAGAAAATGATCCGAGTAATTTTGATTATTGCCGCCGTCATGTTTTCGAGTCTCCTGGGTTATCACTTCGGACAACAGGAAACCGAGTTGCGCTGGACGCAGGAAAGGGAGCGGCTACTTGCTCACCAGATTGAAACTCTTCAGAGGAAAGATAAAGAAATTGCCAACCTTGAAAAGTCTATTACTACTCTCAATGATTCTGCTTTGCGGGTGCGCGAGCGAGACGCCGCGATACAGCGAAAGCTACAGAGGGAGCTTGGAGAGTGTGGTCGATTTAGACGCGCACTTGAGCTCTCTTCAAAAACTCTTGCAGAATGTGCAGAACGCGCAGTCAGCGATAGACGAATCATTGAGAGATGTGCAATCCAACTCAGATAAGTCAGGAGGCAAAAAATGACTGAATTAGAAAAACTCGGCATCGGAAGTATAGAAACAGTTGCTGCCTACATTTACGGCAAGTTCCAGATTCCGTAAGTTTGTTTCATTCAGATTT